GTCTCCGGTAGAACGTAGCTGCTTGCCGAATTCTACAATCGGATCTTTTTCACCCCAGTTAGTTGGAGAGATAATCGGACGATCACCAATTCCGTAATGGAAATAGATTTCTGAGAATGGATTGGACTTGTTAAATTTAGAAGGTACAATCCTGATTACTTGCTTGCCTACTGACGGACGCCAGAAGACCATCTTACGAGTTCCGCCGGAAGGACGGTTGTTCTGCTGCTGGAGATTTTCCAGCTTCTTTTTAATAGCGTTTAAATCCATATAACTTTTTATTTATAACTAAAGATAGTAAGAGCTGCTTAAATAAGCAACTTATAACTCAACTATTTTATGTATTTTTGTTTTTAGGTGTTTGAGATCACCTTGCTGGGTTAATAGAATGGTATTTCTATAATGCTGCCAGTTAATTTTAAATTTAGTATCAACTACCCCGCCGTTTAATTCTTTGATTAACTCATTAAGAGCGTTGATAGTATAGAGAGTATTAGTCTCTTTTTTTCTATGCACCAAAATAGTATCTTCAGGTATTGCATTTACTGAAGGTTTATCTACGTTATAAGTGCATACATATTCCCCACTATTCTTAATCTCTAAAACAAATATTTTATTATATAAGATAGTGTACTCTTGAGAGATTGCGTAGATGAAATCATCAATGCCTCCCTCTTCCACGAAAGTACAAAAAAGTTTATTGTTCACGTCCTCGATGTTTACGGTGTCCATATCATAAATATCACAGAGGCTGGGCTGAATCATAGTCTGGTCCATAGGTTAGTTTTACTTTTAATTTCTTTTCTTCAAATATCTCTAAAATGCTCTTCAACGTTTCTTTATCCTCCTTTGAGAAGTCAAACAAAAAGGCATCATAAGTATACAGTACTAATTTCGTTTTCCTGTTATTAATAATATAAAGTATGTCTTTTAATAAGGCAACGTTATTTGCTGTTTCTAGATTCTGAATAAGGTAATTGAATAACTTCTGCGGATTCATATTCTCTAGATCTTTGCTATGAAAGACCTGTCCGGAAAGAAATCCTTCTACTTTACCATCGGCCATATAATCCTTCCAGATGTCGGCAATAAAGGCCTGGGTTAGTCTGAAGAATTCAAAATCTTTATATTGATCGTAAATGTTTCCGTAAAGCTGTCTAAAGACTAGATTCTTAGCCTCGGAACGGTCCATGGAAAACTGCTCGGCAAAATCCTCATAGATATCTCCGGTCGGTGAGTTATAACCAACCAGCTGGGAGATCAAAGTCGGATGATAAGCCGTTAAATCAATCTCAAGTAAGAAATCATTTCTAGGAATGAATACCGATCTACAGCCGTTATCTTTATTTAAGGCTGCAAAGTTCATAGTATTAAAGGCATTTGAAGGTCGACCGGTTAGAGTATTTAAATTATACTGACTAAATACCCAATCCTTATACCGGTTTAGAAAGGGTCTCTCTAATTCAAAATACCTTTCAAAAGCACTATTAACTTTTAGGCCGTTTCTTTCTATATACCAGAATACATCTGAGATATCCTGTTTATATTGGTTGTATTGATAACCTTCTATAATACTTTTATATTTCTCAAATGTAGATTCACACTGTTCAAAATGCTTGACTATAGGGACGATAGAATTTAGGTTTTCATCTAAGTAGTATTTCTGAGAATAATACTGGGCAGTCTGATTATTTTTTATTTCTACCTGGTTTCCTATTCCGACATCAAAGACGTTCTGACCGAAATAGAAATAGTTAAATGCTTTTTTATCCGGGGTATAAATCTTATCAAGTCCGGAAAGTAATTCTTTCACCGGATCAGTTTCTAGAGTTAGAGCTTCCGGATGATAGAAATTAAGCAGGTAACCTCTATTCTGGTTCTGATCTAGATTTCTTACATAAAGACTTAACGGGGAATAAATACCCGGATGAACTTCCGGATGTCTGTAAATAGGAACTATAAAAGCTTCTCTACCGATATGGTACTTAAACTCTTCAAACTGTTCCTGGGATTCAATTAGCCAAAACATAACCTTTACCTTAAGATAGGTAAGGTCTTAGGAAAGATCAACTTTCTTTATAGAATTTAAGCCAGTCTTGTTCTAAGTAATCAGATAAGAAAGTTAGTTTTAGAAGACGTTCAGCTTTAGCAGTTATGTTTCTGTTTGCTTCAAATACATCATTTTTAGGGCCAGTAAGAGTCCAAAGTAGCCTAAAGGGTAAGTAATACTTACTATATACTTTAGTGTCTTGATTTTTTACGGAGCTAAAAATTTTTCTATTAATCTCTATATAAAGCGGTTCGTTTCTCTTTTTGACAAAAAATCTAAAAAACTGACCTTTTTGATAATCCTGTTCTGTAGGTTTAATATCTTGAGCTAGTATTCTTGCTGCATCTCCTACCTGATCTGGGCGTTGACCTTGAAGTCTAATATACCGGTCTAGCATTTTAGCATCATATAATGTATCCCTGTAGGGAACTTGTATATCAGGATCTTCTGTTTCTAAAGGTATATAAACAGACCGTCCTTCAAAAGGAGTTTCATCCTGTGTTGATGTAAGTGAAAATACTGGTACAATTTCTTCTGAGAATGGAGCATTAGGGGTTGCTCCGGAGAATGTTTGTCCGTTATATAAACTGTAATAGTCTCCGGTATATTCAACTCCAGATGCTAGGTATACATACTCTCCTCCGGCTGTAAATAAGTCTGTTTGAATTCTATTTAAAGGTATATACGGCATATGTTTTAAAGATCAACTTCAAATTGGTTTTTACCAAAACGGGACTGATTTGTAACTTTATTAAATCTCGCCTCTAGACGGTTTTCATACGGACCGTCAAAAGTGTTTGGTGACTTGTAATAAAGAGTTACATACGTATGGATTGCCCATGCGTAAGCATTTCCTTTCCATTTGGTTTTAATATCATTTTCATATTGCTTAGCTAAGTTTATGGAATTAGCATCTTTTGCTTCATTAAGTTTAGAAAAACGGTTTTTCATTTTACCCCAAGCATTTCTACTTGTTTGAACTGTTGTTCCAAAGGTCTTCTTTTTATCATTATTTACCCATGATTTTTTATCCCAGGTGTATCCGACTGTTGCTGATACTTGTCTTAGAGTGTTTAGAAGTTTGTTATATCCATTTACTACGTTTGGGCAGTTTTTTGCCGGCTGGGTTGCTTTTTCTCTAGCGTTTAAGCTTTTCTCAATACTCTTTAACATATCAATAATTTCTGGTACCGGCGGTACATCAAATTTATCAAATCTAAAAGAGTTGTGGGTATAAATTCCCGGTTCTCCTTTAAGAGCTTTTCCGCTTGTCTTTCCGTAACCTGGGAAGCAATCTTCATAGACAAATTTCCAAGGCTTACCTTTAGGTGAAATATCAGGATTATTTCCAATTATACCGTAAATTAGACTTTCTAAAGATCTAATCTGAGCTTCAGGAAACTTTTCCCAGTATAGGAAACCTTTCCATTTTGCCGGGTTACCGTTCTTATCAACAGATTTGGAAACCTCATCTTCTTTGTAAATTATTGAGGTCTTAATAGTATCTCGGTATGTATTATTTCTACCTTTTATTAACATTCCGACATTATTAATCTCAATACCTACATTAATCATATCTCTTCTTTTATACTGTGCTCTAGTTATTTTCGGATTCACAGATTTATCTATATCTTTTCCTGCTGCTGTACTAACTCCTAAATGATACCCCCACTTATCATACGGGTATAGCTGGTCATACGATCCATCTTTATCTAAAACAAAATGTGTTGATACCCCGCTAGTTCTACCGCTGAAATCTGCAACTACTCTGCTTAATGGTACTGTTTTAGGGTAAACGGTATAGTGTAGTGTTATTTGAGAGTTTTTTGATGTTGTACTAAAGAATTTTCCATTGTATGGAAGATTTTTGACTAATGTTTTTCCTGTTCCTGTTGCTACAATTCCTCCTGTTCCAGCTACATCTTGTTCTTTATTACGAGCATCTTCTGCAGCTTTCATATCCGCTTTAGCTTTATCTAATTTAGCTTTTTTTGCTTCACGTCTTGTATTATCAGGGTCTTCAGCTTCACCAGGAGATGAAGAAATCTTATTTTTAGTTTCTAAAACTGGTACAGTTAGTGTTTCTAAACTAGTTGTCCATTCATTTCCAGAGACGCTGTGGCTTACTCCTTTTAAAATAAATGCAACCTTCCCTCTATAAGATTTAGGTAGTATGGTATCTTCAAGGTATATCTTATCAAAAATTTTAATACCGGAAATTCCCTTCATTTTGATTTGTAAATTGAAAGGTATAAAGAACGGAGCTGGTATCGTTTCTGTTGTTGCAAGATTTCCTATACAGAATTTAGCATAAGTACTGTTGGAAGAAACTGCTGTTTTAACTATATCTTTATCTATTTCTCCAAATTTATAAAATTCGTTTGTACTTTCCTGAAGTTCTAATAAAGTTGTGCCAAAGGCTACGAACGGGTCAGCTTCTCCTTCAGCATCTTCAAAAGTTCCAGGTTTCTGTTTTTTAGCTATCATTCTATCTTCTAGACCCTGATTAAATTGAGAGAAAGCTGTTGCATTTTCTCCTGGTTGATTTCCACTGGCTTGGGCTCCTATGGATATTTGAGAAGCAAATTCATTACTTAGTTCTGAACTGAATGATATGTCAAGGAAAGTGGTTCCTTTTGTACTTGTTACTCCGTACGGTTTTAATGTGGTTTTATTCTCTTGTACTACTTGTATATGAGCTCCCTCATCATAGATACTTAAATAAGGTCTAGACTCATTATCATTATCTTTTATACCTTCGTGAATTACTCTAGTTTGAAACTTATTAATTCCTCCTACTGCTAAAGTAATTCCATCTAAAATCTTTTGAACAAAGTCTATTAAAGATAAATCTCCTTCTTCATCGGTATTGTCATCAAAGACCTTCATAATAAAATTGAAGTTAAGCATGACTTTCATCAGGTCTCCTACAGCTCCGGTATCATCAAGTAGAAACTCTTTTTTAATACCGTCATCATTTAAAACTGCATAATTAAAACCGGAATAGGTCAAATTCTCACCTTGAACTTCGGGGTAGGCTACAAACGGGATTAGACATGTTAAAGGATCTGCTGAGATTTGACCAGGAAAAGTTACCATTCCTGTACTACCGTATCCACAGTCTATACTTACTAGTGGAAGACCTGCTTCATCTTGGAAAATTGTTTGTTCAATAATCTTAAGTAATGCACCTAAAGTTAAGTAGTATTGATAGTTACCTAAATCTTGGTCGTCTGATGAGCTTACATCAAAACCTACTCTTATACATTCTGAGGTTTGCACTTGTACAACACTTCCTTTAGATGCTGCATTTGACTTAGCAAGAACTCCTGTTGTACTTTGTAGTTTTTCTATTTTTAATTCTCCAATCCCTGAGTTAGTAAAATCTGGAAAGTTGGTTGCTAAGTTAAATAGTATTTTATGAATCTGTGATTTAGTTCTATTAGCTAAAAGTTTATTTATGAAGGTCTGATCATCAACTACATCAACAATATCTCCTATAAGATCTCTCGCTCCTGAAAGAAAGCTTGTAAAGAAAGAGGCAATCTGTTTACCTACAAAACCTAAACCATTTCCAATACTATCAAGAACACTACTATCTTCTTCTGATTCAGCATCGTTTTTAACTTTTGCCTCTCTTTCTTCTCTTTCTTTTTTAGCTATTTCTAAAGATTCTGGAGTTGCTGTGTTAATTTTAAGGTTTTCTATTATATCACCGTGGGTAATAGTCTTGATAGTAATACTGTAGGATAGATCTGCGTTAAAGCTCCATTGAAAATTAACAATCTTTCCAAAAAATCCGTCGTAGTTAAAGTCTGTTGATTCTTTCTGTTTCTTTATTTTATTAATAAGAACACCTTGATTCTTATTTCCACTTAAAAAAGTAGTTAACGCTCCGTCAACATCACCTGTTTGTAGGGCTTTGGGTTGATTTTGATTAGTAACATACTTAGTATGACCCCATTCTACTAAAATACTATAACCAGGTCTAAGGTATAGTTTTTCAATAGTATTAAATTGTTCAAAGGTAAAGCATTTAATAGTTATATCACAGCTTGCCAGTGCTCCGTTATTCTTATACTTAAAATCTAAAGTTTCAACCCCTGGTTTTGGGCGATATCCTTGAGTAGTACTAAAATCATAAGCTTCTACAAAATAGTTATTTGACTGTCCACCAACTGCGGCATTGCTTTCTGCTGTTCCTCCAAAAAGTACAAAGTTTTTAGCCTCCGTACTGCTTCCGTCTATATTTACAGATGAAGCAAGTCTGGCCCAGGCTGTACTGTTTTGGGTTTGTATTGTTGGAATATCTCTATTGGTTCCGGCGTAAAGTTGTTCTCTGGCTTGTAATTGTTTTCTTACATTTACTCCTAGATCTGCTCCTACTATTCCCATAACTGTTACTTTATTTTAAAGTTCGTTTAATAAATTATACCTCATAATAGCTTCCGATATGTTGGCTGGGATTCTTATTTGTGTTCCTGGTTCTACTATTAGAGAATCTTGAGGTAGATTATCATTAGCAGTAGAAATAACCCAGTATAGGGTAATATCTCCATAGTACTGTGCTGCTAGTAAATCTAACCTATCTCCTACAGTGATGATTACGTAAACATCGTTATCAGCTACAGGTATTTCAGGGTACTTCACCGTCCGGTAAAACGGTACCTTTTTTATCTCTTTTCTATTTACAAATACCTGTGTGTTTTCGTATCTTGCCATTGTTGTATTTATGTAGTACGTATAAAGTCCTTTTTATAAGCCGGAAGGAAATCGTGTATTGGTATAAAGTTAAAGGTACCTACATTTATTAA